CATTGTGGAAGAGTAAGAACTCTTCTCTGAACATCAAATGATGCTGTGTCAACTGCCTTATGCTCAATGATAAGATTCTCAGTTGCTAGTAACTTGGCAAGGTTGCCTTTGATTTCAATGTTGACTGGCATTATATTTGGTGTATATACTATTCATTATAGTCACAACTATTCTATATGTACACCCCCATGTGCCAATATTATTATTGTCTAGTATGATTTCGCTTCGAGAGGATAAGTTTCGATTCTCTTTTCAAGCGTGTGAGAAACTGCGAGCGTCTCTTCCTCGCCTGTCTCAATGCCTGTGGTCGCTTTCTTGGTTTGGCAACCTTTTTGGAGTGATGTATCCAGTTTGGTATATTCATGTTCCTGTAGTATTCTTATATTATAGAGTTGATTGATACAAACATTGATTGCTCTACCCTCTGCATTGCAACCGACACACACACTCATGTACCCACCTGATACAAATGAGATCACACCACAGTCAGGTTTGCTTGGTTGCATCACACCATTGAGACAAAGAAAGCACTCAACTATGTCTCCAACCTTGAACTCTCCTATCTCCCAACGAGGGTCTAGATCTTGATTCCCATAGTTCTCTGGTCTAGGTGGGTGCGGTATCGCCATGGAGGTGCTAATATATGGAAGTAGTATAGATAATATTATGAAATTTGTCTACTGGGGTGCTGTAAATAGTGGTAGTGACCACTTGAACAGAATGTTTGAGTTCAATGAACGACAACATGTGTTCTTCACTAATAGTACCTATAAATTTGATAGATATATTTATCCAGAACCTAAGAAACAAGAGTGGTATCACTATTACAAACCACGAAATGAAAACAAATTAGTTAGAGTATTATATAGAACAACTAGGGTAAAAAACCCTTTGAAAGAGGAATCATATAGTTATATGGAAAAATATAATTTTGTAGATCATAGAACCACAGAATTTTATAAAAATAAAACTATCACAGACAGTTCTGATAGACGAGGATTGGATAAACTAATCACTAATATTGATGATTATGAACCATTCTTGAATCATGCACCAAATACATGGGAGTTTGCTTTAGACGATATGTTTGATGGAGAGATACTCATAAGACCACATCATCTATTAGGTATCGTAAACTATCAACGAACATATATTACTACAGCAAAAATAATATCACTACTCAAAAATACCACGAATATCGTGCCTTACAAAGTAAACATCATTGATAGTATGATAAGTAAATTGAATATGTTTGACCCACCAAAGCAATCTAAGAAATATACGAAACAAACTGGTAGACCTGTATTTTTCAAGACAATAATAGACGCATATAAAAGGGATAAAGAGATCGTGTGGAATCATCTAGACGATTTTACTAAACAGCAAAGAGATATAGAACAAGCATTACAAGACTATAATATACCTTACGATTACATGAACCTTGATGAGGACGATTATAGTCAGTTTGGTTGTAAAATTGTTTTAGATAAAAAATACTCACACCCGAATTTTGATTCAGATAATCCAGTTGTAGAGCATAAACGTAAGATGCTTGAGGATATTGCAAATGAGTATGTGACAGTTCGTGGATTGACAGACACTCGTTTATCTGGTAGAATAACCGACATGATATAGTACCACATGTATCAAAACAAAAAAATTATCTGTGTTATCCCTGCTAGATTGGGTTCTAGTCGATTTCCTAATAAACCACTTGCTAAGATCAAGGGTAGAGAAATGGTGCTGAGAGTGGCAGATATAGCAAAGCAGTCTGAGTATCTTGATGGAATAATTATTGCAACTGAAGATAAGATCATACAAGATTTAGCAAATGAAAATGGTTATGACAGTATAGTTACCTCTTCACACTATACATGTACTCATAGAGTTGCTGAAGTCGCTGGAGATCTGCTGGCGGATTTTATTTTCAACCTGCAAGGTGACGAACCACTCACCGACCCGAAATGGATTGACGATATGATACGATATGGTGTTGATAATAATATAGACGTACTTCAATCATCTAGAGAACTAGAACCAGAGGAGATAGAGGACGAAGATGTTGTCAAAATGATTTTGAATAACGGGGTTGTCACTCACATGCAGAGAAAATGTGATGTGATATGTGATAATATTGTCACTCAGTTAGGATTATACATGTATAAGAAAGATGTGATCGTGGACTTTCCTAATTGTGATATGACATTTGTTCAGTATTGGCATGGTCTCGATACCATAGGATTCTGTGGTAAGTATGATGTAGTGCCATTTGATTTGAAATGTGGCAAAGTCAGAGCAGTTGATCGCCCACATCATATAGACGAAGTAGAAGAGCAATTATGAAATATACCTATTTTGGCGGTGTCAAAAGTGGTAAGTTTTTTATCAGAAGTTTATTCCAATATAATCAGAAGTCTTACTCACTTTTAAATGCAGGTTACATTCCATTTACTATCATAACGAAACCATGTGGTAATGGTTATCACTCATACGAATGGAATTGGGAAGATAAATTTTCACACGAACTCAAGAGTTGGTATGAAGTAAGACATTTAGAAACTATAGACGAAGTATTGTCTCAAAGATCGGAGAACTCTGGCATGAGTTTTGCTGATAAAAATAAGTTTGCTAAGTTTCCAGTAAATTTATATAAAATGTTTTCACGAATATATGAGTCAGATATAGTAGTCAACCCACTTACATCATTAGGATATTGCTCTGGTGTTGGTAGCAGGGAAATGAATTGGAATATGAGAATGAGACGACCACCAATGAATGTAGATTTGGAATATAGTTTAAACGAACTTAGGAATAGATGTAATATCTTAGTATATAAAGAAAATTTGTATGATTGGGTTCATAACTTTTTTCTTGAGGGTTCTACAAAAGTATTAGAAGAACGAGGAGAAGATGGATATGTTGAATTTATCACGAATAATATCAATGAATCACGAAGATTTGAAAAATACTTGAAAAATTTGCTAGAGTACTATAAAATACCTTATGAGACCTTTAGTCTTGACACAGGAGATTATTGTAAAACTTTCGGATTGAGTAAAAGTATAGATATATCATTGCATGATAATCGTTTCACCTTTCTACCTCACATACTACGAGAAAAAGCAAAAACATGGACGGAAAATTATCTACTGAATCACTAAAATTATTTTCTGATGCAAAACGAATTGCATTGATAGGTAATGGTGGTAATCTTGCTATCGCTCAACACATGGCAAGTGATATCTATCGTCACACTGGTAAATTTTGTTTTGCTCCTGATAGTATTAGTCTTACTGCTTTAGGTGGTGATGGAGATTGGAAACACGAATGGATAAGATATGCTAATAAAGGTGCTGATCTTATCATAGGTATCACTTGTCGTGTCAATAGTCCTCTCACACAAGAATTGGAAAAAATATCAATCACCGCACCCTATGGTGGTTCAACAGAAACACTACTCATAGCACCAGATAAACATGAAACGATAGAAACGATTGTAATTGATGCGACACACTATCATCATTTTGAAGTGAAAGCTTTATCAACAATATATGAAATAATGGAACAGACTGGAGTTATATTACCAGAACTACCCAAAGTTGTACAAAGATATAATGATGTAACTGAGAAAAGAGACGACATATACTGTATTGATATTGATGGTACATTGACTGAACCTCATGATGGTAGTCCATGGGATGCTATACCAAGAAGAGATCGTATTAAAAAAGTAAATAAACTATATGAGGATGGTTCTACAATATATCTTATGACTGCAAGAGGATTTATTCATAGTACTGGTAGGTATCCAGATGACATAAATTGCCAACAACGTGAAGCAGATTATCATTGTAGATCAAGAACTGAAGCACAACTTGCTAGTTGGGGTGTAAAGTATCATAAGTTATTCTTTGGTAAACCAAGAGCAAACAAATATATTGATGACCGAGGCATACATGATAGTGATTTCTTTTAGAGTTTATTGTAAAGGTCTGATACTACCTGTGAACATTTAGAATTATACGTTTTTTCAACCTTTTCCTTTAAGTAGAGGTAAGCATTTTCATATTCACTCTGGATCGGTGATCCAAACCTACCATCAATTATAAAATGATTATCAAAAAGGTCTTGGTATAATACTTCTGGTGACTTTATAACATCAAGACCCAACATTTTACTTGTTAGAAACTTTCTGTCCTGCTGGTGAAGAGTGTCCCACTTCTCCGTGAGATGAAAAAATTCTTTTTGTATATCATTCAGATAATCATATCCCCACTTCAGATATAATAATACTGAGGAACCAAATCTTTCTTGTTCATGTGGTTTCTTAGTTCTATACTTTGTGATGTCATCATAGACATGTACCTGCCGATCTAAGAACTCAGCATAATATACATCTGTACCTGGCCATGGTATAAAGATATGCTCATGTTGTAACAAGAGTGTTGCTAATGTATATTGTCTCGTTTCTGGATCAGACATCTGGATGACGGTGCTGGATTCACCCAGGTTCAATTTATCCCAATGCTTCCATATGTCACAACTACGCCATGGTACTAAGAATGTAATAGGTCGTGGTGCATCATCTATAATACGTTGTACACTTTCATATTCTTCCTCTCTTATGGTACATTGATCATCTCTAGGTAGAAAAAATAACGATCCAGCAGGTAAAGCATAAAACTCTGGCGTATTCTCTTGAGCATATGCTATCTTACCAAGTTCCCATAAAAAAGGTGCTGTACCGTAATATGGTACGACACCTCTTTGTTGATTTACCAGTCTCTTGTAGTGATAATCAGACCAAGCATATACTTTATTGCTATTGAATGTACCTTTCTTAGTATAAAGGTAATCATTCCTACCTAATGCTTCTCTGCATACACCTGGTAGAATGCCAAAATCAAAAAAGGTACCTTGGTTCAATCCAAGATACCTACACATGGTATGATGCCACTTATCTGATCTATCTGCCATTATAAAAAAATCAATTTAGTTTTTAGTAACTTCCCTCCGTTGTTACACCTGCTCTCACAAAAGTTTGATGTTTATTTTTTAAGAATTTATCTGCTCTTGGGAATGGTGGTGTCAAACCTGCTTCCCTCAGTGCCTTATGTCTTGCCTTTCTATCGTCTCCTTTTTCATATAAATCAAAGAATCCTTGTCTTTGTGGTTTCTTACCACTCAATCTAGTGGTCTCGCCATACAGAGATACAGTCCAAATATTAGATGCTGGTACATTTATTTGTACAGTTTTTCTCTCATCTGGTTTTGTTGGATCGAACTCAGAAGTTGATATTCCAGCAGCATCAAATTCTCTTGCAGTCCATTCAACCCATGCAGCAGTCGGTGCAGTAGAACCAAATCCAACATTATAAGTTGGAATTCCCTTTGTATTAGACACGAAATTTACCTGCTGGTTATTTCGTATCATTTGACCACCATTACCATTAGTCTCTATGGTAGTGGCATAACCATCACCAATGGCTGTCAAATGATCATTTTGGTAATTTCCTTCTGAAGTAATCATTGGTTAAAGACTGTGTTTTTTTTATCTACCGTCCCAGTCACCATTCATTGATGAGTCGGTAGTAGTACGAGCAAAAGCGACTGTTTTTGTGTTCTCCACAAGAATTGCATCTACATCATAATCATCTAACAAACCTTTTTCTAGTAAGATTTGTACCAAACCTACATTAGAAATATCAACAGTACTTTGATCAATTGGGTGCCATAATCTATGATGAGTATAATCTGATACCGTACCATAATCACCATTCACTGCATTTGCATAAATGGTACGAGAATGTTCTACCACATCAGTTGGACTTGCTGTAAACGAGACATAATCTGAATCAGTAATTTCAGCAAAATTAACTTCTAATGTAATAGCATTTTTATCGTCATTTGCCCAAACTGGGTTTCTTGCATCAGTGACTGTAAAATTAACTGCCATAGTTTTTAGAACCTTCGATTTTATTTATGCAGAACGCATCCAGAGAGAAGTAGGATAAGCAACTGTAGTGTTTACGTTTACGTTTGTGTTGACGTTCACTGTAGCATTACCACCAACGTTTAAGTTATCAGTAGTTACGTTACCTGCAACATCCAATCCAGATGTTGTGATACTTGTGTTACCAGCAACGTTCAAACCTGATGTATTTACGTTACCACCAACTCCCATGTTATCAAGAGATACTGAACCAGAACCAGAGAAGTTACCACCTGCAGTAGCAGCTTTTGAGTCACCAATTCTAGTGTGGTTACCTGTGGATGGAACACCATGAGAGTGTGATGATACAGAAATATTACCAGATACGTTTACGTTTGTATTACCTTGGATGTTACCTGAAGAAAGAGAAGAGTTACCTTGAACTTCACCACCTTGCAATGCACCTGAGACGTTACCTTGAACTTCACCACTTGATAATGATGTGTTACCCTCAACGTTACCAGATATATTACCAGAACCTGAACCTGATCCAGAACCTGAACCTGAGTTTGTTCTTGGTGACCCTGAGTCATAACCCATGAGTTTCCAAGTTCCACTTGGCGTTACATTACTTGATACTCTACCTGTAGAGTCTGCATAACGTAAGTTAGAACCTGCTAGAGTTTGACCTGGTTCATATGAGGTATTTCCTGATGCTTGCATCAAGAATCCATATGTTCCTAAGTCACCTGTAGATGAATTAGTATTCACTGATGCATCTAATGTTAGTGATGCTGTATTAATAGCACTAATTCTTTTATCTGAGTCAACTGTTATAACAGGTATTGCGTTGCTAGAACCGTAATTACCTGCTGCAGGGTCAACTGTAACATTAACATTAGCAGCATTTCCGTAAAAAGCCATTTAGTTCAAATTCTCCTTCCTTGTTATTTATACTTCTTGAAGTACGAACTTGTATTGCTTACCAGTTCTTCTGTTTTTCAAGAATAGATCGTTCTCACCTTCTTCTATAAGGTATGAACCCCATGTGTTGTCAATGCTGTTAGCACCTTTTGCCTCGTTTGATAAATCTAAGTCAGAACTGTAGATGTTTGCCCATCTTGTGCCACTAGCACCGAGGTCTCTAGTACCGTTTGCTTCTGGTAATATATTACCAGTTACAGTAATCAGTGCTTGATCAAACACCGCAACTGTTGAACCGTCAGCAGTAACAGTAACTAATCCGTTTGTACCTGTATCAGTACATGCAACAGATGTGTTCAACTGTTCAATAGTTGTGCTATCAACTGCAGTTGTGCTTGCCGAAGTCACTTGACCTTGAGCATTTACGACTAGAATAGGTATAGCAGTAGAACTACCATAAGTTCCAGCCGATACACCTGAGTTTGCAAGGTTACTGCTTGCTAATTTCGTACTCAGAGTGGTTGTGCCTGTTACGGTCAGATCACCAATGACCCCTGCATTACCATCAACGTCTAAAGTATCAATATGTGCTGTGCCATCTATGAATAAATCTTTCCATTCTTGACTCGAAGAACCTAAGTCATATGCATTATCTGTATTTGGTATAATATTTGAGTTTACGTCTGCACCAAATACAACGTTATCAGAAGCACTATCTCCTAAAGTAAGTGTTCCACCGTTGAAGGCAGTAGTTCCAGTCACAGTAACGTTACCACCTACATCTAGGTTAGCGAACATATGTACATTATTCAGAAAGGTAGATACACCAACGTGGGAAGATAGACCTGCTATTACCTGTTGATTCTTTCCACCGACCTTTGCTAATTCTCTAGCTCTAGACATAATGGGTATTTTGTTAAAATCCTATCGTTTGTATTTATACCTCAGTGAGGTTTATACTATACTTCTTTCCATTACGATTATTCAATAGGAAGAGCGTATTTTCGCCCTCTTGCATAGTCCAGTCACCCCAAGTTCCGTCCACTGAATTTCTCATATCTTTGTTAGAGAAATGCATATCTGCTGTGTATATATTTGCCCACCTAGCAGAGGGACCTCCTAAGTTTCTAGTATTATCAGCATCGGGAACTGATGACCCTGCCACTGTCAAATCACCAACTGTAACTGAAGGAGTTCCAGTCAATCCTGTGGCATTACCATTGAATGTGGTGGCAGATAAAATATTTGTACCAGGATTATAAGTAAGGTTCGTATCTGTACGAACATCCTCATTACCTGTTGCAGTATCTACAAAAGTTAGAAAATGTGTAGCATTTGTAGTGTTAGTTGCAGTTAGTTTTGTTTTTTCTGATATGACATCTGTCAATGCAGAACCATCAACTGCAGCGAGTGCACCTGTAATTTGACCACCTGGTATATTGGTCAATGATGCTCCTGAACCACTGAATACAGCAGCAGTAAATGTTCCAGTTGCTGCATTATATAATAACGCACTACCATCTGTTTTAGGAGCAAGATCACCAGTGGCACCAGTAGCGAACACTGGGAAGCAAGTAGTGTCAGCTGACTCGTCAGCTAAAGTAACAAGAGATGCTGCACCAGCAACACTTCCAGTTACATTACCAACAAACCCACCTGTAGCAGTTATAATACCACTCGCATTCACATGAGTTGTTTGTTGGTAGGTGGTGGTAGAAACCCCTAAAGATTTTATATCTCCAACAACATCTCCTGTCAATCTACCAGTAAATCCTGAACCGCCAGGTGTGGCAACAAATCCTCCGTCAGCAGTCGCTATACCACTAACATTGATGTTAGTACCACTAAAGAATGCCACAGTTGAAATACCTGTAGAATTCAATGACCCACTGAATCCAAAACTTCCTACTGGTGCTATAAAACCTGTGGATGTTGTTATAATACCAGTAGCGTTGATTGTTGTTGCTTTCAACTCAGTGACAGTTGAGATACCAGCGTTGAAATCACCTGTCAAATCTCCTGTCACATTACCAGTGACATTACCCACAACATTACCAGTAACGTTTCCGTTGACAGCTCCTGTATGAGTTCCGTTTGTATTACCTGTTACGTTACCAGTTATGTTACCAACAAACCCCTGTGTTGCTGTAACAAACCCTGTGGCATTCACATGTTCAAACTGACCCGTTGGGCTGATTGATGCAATACCAGTGGCAGATTGACTCACAGTCAAACCTGCACCAACTCTTATTTGACCTATGTTAGTAAGAGTGGTTAGTCCTCTATCATCTTGGAATGTAAGTTTTGCCTCTGCTGTATTGAATATTGATACTATACCTGCCTGACCTGCTAGTGGTACAAAGGATAAACCTGCACCAACTTTGAATGTAGTTACACCAACAACTGAGACAAATCCTGAAGGATCCATCACATCATTAGTTGATTTGTTTATGAATACTGTTGCTAAACCTATCTGTGCATCGCCAACCTGTTCTTTGATTTGTGTTACTGTAACACCATTACCCTCAAAGTTTAGTTTTGTTATTGAACCAGCGAAACCTGAAGGAGTTATATTCTCGTCTAATACAGTTATACCATCAACAGCACCTGATGGTGTAAAGACATCCCATCTTCGAGTACCATCTGTATTACCAAATAAAATATAATCATTATTAGATGGCAACCCAAGGTTGGGTTCCATGTCTCCCACACCCAAAAACTTAAGGGGATCTGATGTGGTCTGATTTCGTGTAGTTGATAATCCAGCAAAACTGGTTACACCAACCTTTCCCGATAAGAGTCTTGGCATTTTACTTAGCGTTCTCTAATACACTGATGATACCTTTCATGGTATTATTGACATCACCAGAAATTTTCAATATATCTCCTGTTTCTAATACAAGTCGTCCTTCTATAAAAGACATCGCATCAGAAGCTGGCACTCCAATGTTTGATACTATCTCAGTATCAACAGAGTCTCTACTATGTGATACAGTAAAGGTTCTTACAGATGAACTACTTCCAACGTTTGATACATTACCATAAATGATCAACGCTGCAACACCTGGTGGGCATGTGTAAATCCCAACTGCAGAGGTTGTAAGTGTGTGGGTTATAGTCTTGAACCTATTTAAAGGAATTGCAGCCATTGTTTATTGTCCTAGTGCTATGATGAGTGGTGTAAGTGTTGCTTGAATACTCTTATTAAATGCATCACCAGTGACAGTACCTGTCTGTTGATTGATTGTGAATTGATCACCAACCTTCAGATTTCCTCTCTCATCTGTTGATGTGTAAACTACCTTACCACCTTCCTCAGAAGTTGTTTCATTCTCAGGTATTGTAGTACCACCTTTTCTTGGTAGTGCTTGCCCGATAGTAAGACCTGCACCTATGTATTCAAAGGTGTAGGAAGAAGCAAGAATCAATGATTGTCTTGCAAATGGAACTGTTGAACCTACGCCCACATTAGATGGGAGATTTTGGTCAAGAGTTATAGTAGAAACACCAGCTGTAACTGGGGTCGTACTATTTATAGTAAAATAAGATGGTTCTAATGATGCTGTTGCTGTTGCAGTAATACCAGATGAAGGAGCAGCAATCGTAACTGTCGGTGCTGACCTGTACTGGGAACCAGTAGCAAACATATTTACAGCAGTTATGCTACCAAAACCACTAACAACTGCCACACCCTCTGCAGTAATACCATCAGGACCTGTAGGTGATCCTATAGTTACTGTTGGTGGGTTAGAACTTGTATATCCTGAACCAGGATTTCCTACAGTTACCTTACTAACACCGTTGAATAATTCTCCAAGATATAATACCTGTCCTGTATATGGTCTCTCTACTGTGAGTCCTGAAACCACCACCTGATTATCTTCTGCTACTGCTGCTTGTGCCAATGCTCCTGTCTGAGTAACAGTTCCAACACCTGATGCTATAAGACCATAAGTACCGAATGATGCGTTAGAGTTGTTGACATCACACTGACCACCTGATACACAAGTGATAGCAGACTCATCACATATAGTAAAGATAGAAACTAACTGAGCATATCCATCATTAGATATAGTAACACCAATACCACCTTGATTATATTGTGTATATGAGTCAACATTCATGGCTTTCAGACCCATGACTGCGTTTCCGTCAATCTTCATACCAATTGAATCTGGTACAAAGTTTGTACAGTTTCTAACGTAAGGTCCCTGTGTGATGATACCTGCAATTCTTGCACCAGTACCAGCATCACCAACATTTATAGTAAATGTATCTGTATCTGCTGCTGTAATTGCAGTGAATATACCTGCTACAGGGTCAGATGCTCTAGGATATGAGTGAGTTGAAGCATGTGAATCTTGATCACAAGAAAATGCTATACTATTGGTAACAATACCAACTGTATCGCTGACTGTCAATCCATGAGATGACTTAGTAAATGTAGTAATACCTGTAAGTGGATCGTACGATACATCTGTAGGTGTGACTGATGAACCAGTGTGCCAATTAGGACCTACCTTTATTGCATTAGTTGCACCATATCCTGAAGAGAATGTATGTCTATTGACCACACCCTCTGGTGGAAATGCTATAATAGCACCTGTATTTGCAGCACCAACGAAGGACAAGTTCTGAATCAGTGTTCCGTTAGTAACATGAAATAGATCCTTACCAACATTTGTTGGAACTATTTGTGTATTTCTAAGGTCATCACCATCAATCGTGACATTTCTTGGTATCAAGACTGGATTATTTTCTGTGTATATACCACCTGCAACTCTAATAACATTACCAGCTACCGCTATACTTGTGGCACCGCCAACGGTTCTCTTAGCAGTTCCTGGCGATAGTCCATTATTTTCATCATTTCCATTCTCAGTTACAAATATAACATTTGATATTTCTGATCCCTTTGGTTCCCATACAGATTTACCTGATGCATCTGCACCCAACACTGAACCTGCAGCACCAACAGTCTTATTACTATCTAATAGTTGGGAGTCAAAATGAACCTGACCACCTTCTGTTTGTAGTAAGTATTCAGGTATAGTACTACCAATACCTACTCTATTATTTCCTGAATCATAAACAAAATTATCTGCTCCTCCAAACTTACCATCTGCTCCTTTGAATTGTACAGTCTTTGTACCACCTGCAGCGTTTGTGGTTATATCTGCCTGAGATGTGAATGAAATTCCTGTGCCTGTACTGATAAGAACCTGACCATTTGTACCCTCAGATACATTAGAATCAAAGAGTTTCTTTCTTATAATAGTATCTTTGTTTATATCAAAGTCTTTACCTGGTTGGGTACTACCAATACCCACAGATTCTGCTGCGACTATCCCGTCAAAATTTGCAGTCAGTGCAACATCTAATCCGTATTTCGGATCGGTTTTACCAATACCAGTCTTTCTACCATCAGCATCAACGACCAGTGCGTCATCACCAACTTCAAGACCTTTTTCTACAGCAAATTTTTTATTTACTGATGCCATCTACTACAATGCTCCTTAGTATGTGTATTTATCAACTTACTCGTATAATGTAAGCAATAGCGAAGTATGGTGGTAGGTTCTTATCAGTTCCTGAGACACCCTCTGAACCAGTATTACCTGTTATGGTAACAGTCTCTGTACTGGTTGTTCCAGTATCACTAAAGTTTGTTCTATCTTCAGGTCCACCACTCTGGTTCTGTTCAGGTCCTGATCCACTTGGGTGTGTTGCTACAGTATGAGTGTGAGAGTGTGATGCACTTCCACTAAATCCGTGTTGGTGATCTACTAATATTGAATCTTTTGAACCACCCGTGCTACCAGCAGAATAATTTGAACCACGACCAATTACAAATCTATCCTCTAAGTTTGGAACAGTGATACCGTTGACAACATTTCCTCCGTTAGCAGTATTACATAGCCTCCAATCTGAAGGAACATCTCCATCAGTTCCAGACCACATTATAATACCACCCAACGGTATGGCACCACCACCAGTGAAACCACCTGTTGCTGTGACAGATCCTGTAACAGCAACATCACCACCAACAGTCAAATCATCAGCAATTGATGCATCATCAGTAGAAACTAAGTGTTCACCTGTGACTGTCTGAGATGCGGTTAGATTTGCTGCATTAGCAGTGGTTGTAACTGTTAATGTATTTGCAGTAAGTGTTGCTCCTGAGAATGTAAGTGATGAACTATCCTCTAATTCTCCACCTGATCCAGCGATTACAACTCGTCCAGCAGTAAGATCTTCCACCTTTGCACTGCTTGCTGCAAGAGTACATGTAGTAACACCTGATATGGTTATGTTACCAGTAATAGCAACATTACCAGTTACATCAACTACCTTATCATTCTCTGCATTTGTTTTTCCAACAGCTAACTTATCAAAAGCATAGTGTTCCGAGCTTGCCTCGTATGATATAGGTCCGAAACGTTGCCAAGGATTACTTGCATCTGTTGTCCTGACCCATCCAAGATATCCACCTTTATCGTAAGATGTAGCAAATATAATATTATCTGTACTACTTGAAGGTGTGTTCTGACTTATACCAAGATAAACTGATTGAGCTTGATCACCAGATCTATTACCCTTCAGTCTTAGATCAATAACTTCCGTATCACCACCACTGGTCAAACTATTTGTTACGTCTATATCACTGAAACTTGCTGTAAGAGGTAGTCTATTTTGTGAAGGAGTCTGATCTATTTGAGCAATAGTTGATGTCTCTTCACCAGTGATAGCGTCAATCTTCTTACGTCCTATAAAGAACTCACCTTTATCATTCAAACCTGTGTAAACAACAGCACCACCATTTACGTTGATAGACTGAGCAAAGATCTGATCATCTTCACTTAGAACTCTATCTTGTGTTTGTGGTAATGATGTTGAGTAGTTACCTGGACCAAATCCAAGGTATTCAAATGTATGTCCTGAAGCACGTATAGTAGAGTTTCTTCTATTTTCTACAGGTACGATTCTTATCTTTCTTACAGCATTGAATCTTACATGTGCTACTGCTTGTGTACCAAAAAGTCCTCTTATAACTTCTGTGCAGTTTTTATTTGCAATTCTTAGAATCTCCTCATCTATCATTATATAATCACCACGCCTGAACATTGCCTTCTTCTGCAAACCAATTGTGGTTGAGGTTGCAGACATAGCAGAGTCAATCACAGTTGTTTGTCCACCATAGATGGGAACATTCTGATTGAATCCCCTCATCGAGATACCTGCATCATGTCCATATGCTGTACCTGAAGGTGCGAAAGTAGGTGATGATGATGCACCTATATTCACAGATAGTGATGAACCATATCCTATTCTATCTTCAACAAGATGAGTTCCATTGTACTCGTTATTAGCATTATTGATGACAATCATGTCACCACGCCTTAGACCAATATCTTGGTATAATGTGACAGTTGCTATACCACTTGTAGTATCATGAACAATATTTGTAATTTGTGTAGAGATACCAACATGATATGCAAAACCTCCTGGTGTAGACCAGTCACCAATAGACTGTCCTAAGAATGTAACTCGTGTTTGCTCGTCAATAGCAGTAATTTTATTAATACCATTGAAAGCTGTAGATCCAATACCAACTGTTTGGACAATATCGTTAATCTTATTATCAATAGCACCAACTGTAACTTGACAATCAGTACCAGGTGCTATGAAAGGAACGCCTTTGACTGTGAGGACATCATTCACAGCATATCCACTTCCAGCATCAACTAAATCTACGCCAGTAATAGTAGCAGCAGCAGACACAGTTATATCTGCAGTTGCACCTTGTCCAGTTCCACCAAGTAAGTTTACACTATAATAAAATTCAGCACTTCCACTATTAGTACCATAGTTTGATCCACCTGTTACATTTGTAACAGACTCAACACCATTGAGGTTGTGTTGTCTTCCAAGATCAACGCTAAGATTTTTTATACTTCCAGATCCTGTTACACTAGCACCTGTAACACCAATACCAATACCTGTGTGTTCAATAAATGAAAATATAGTTTCCTTTGTTATACTCTTAGATGTATCGTTGGTTTTTACCTGTCCAATCTTATCTCTAAGTGCAAAACTCACTGCTGCGTTAGGATCATCATCGTTATTATCAACACTTACTTCTGGCTTGAAATCGTTGACATCCTGTGCAAACTTTATTGAATCATCTGTGTATGGTGATACATTAGCAGAGTTCAAATATCCAAGAACTGTTATATCGTAGATACCATCTTGTGCAGACTTTTGGAATCTTTGTACCTTTTCTTGTGCAAATATCTGGAAGTCAGGTCCAAAATCTTTTCTTGTAAAGAATGGATTGAATGTTCTTCCTGTTCCAACAATAGTTCTATCTACCTGAGTGTATGGTATAGTTGTAATCTTTGTGATTGCACCAGGATCTGTGTTGAGTCCTACTCTGAATGTCTTAGGATCATCAACTGAAGAGACAACATATGCTCTGTTGAATCCAGTATTATCAACACCTGTAGTATTGTTAGCACTTCTAATTCTCTTGATCTCAACGGGCTGTCCGACAAGAAGATTGTGAGGTTGTTTTGTTGTTATAATACCAACATTACTTGCCCAAGATGCAGTTATAATACTATTATCAGTTCTTAGATCTGTATCAGATGTAAGAGAAGCATCATTATCTTGGAACTTACTATCATCAAGTACAGATGCACTATCCTGAATTACAAATCCGTTGATTGGTTCTGCAGCAAGTGTTGAACCTTCTGGTATAGAATATCTTAGGCGATATATCTTCTCTAAATCTATTCTTGCGTCTGCCTTTCTTGCAATAGTAGTGACTGGTGTCTCAGGTGCTAATAATAAAGCATTATTAGCAATAGATGTAGATAATCCATTACCTGTATTTACATTGACGTACCATCCACCAGCAGTATCATCATATTGTATTGGATGTCCCTCATCACCTGGTTTCTTATCTGAAACAGATGATACGATAGTCAACTTACCACCAAGGTTGTTGATACCACTGATAGCATTAGCATTTATAGCAGCGTTTCTACTTGTTGCTAACTTGAGTTGATGTGTACCAATACCAGTTGTTACAGCAAAATACTTTTGACCGTGTTCTAAACCATCAGGTAATGAACCATTCTCTGATATAACTCTTACAGATTCACCTGGTACTAATTGGTGGAATGTCTCAAGTGTAAAGATATTACTTGTTATACTATTGATACCTGAGTTTTGTCCAACTCTTACCTCCTTTATAGCAGATGCACCTAAATCAGGTATCTGAGGAGTAGGCATCAAAACATTAGCAGTTTCTGCTACATTATTAATAAGGCATGTAAGAACTTCTCCTCTTCTATTACCAACCTGATACTTAGTTGCTTTATCTGGAGGAGGATTACCCTTACTTGTATATCCTTGTAAGAATAACTTAGTATCACCTGCTGTAGTTGTGGTGAGACCTGTCGCTATTGACAACCAGTTAAACTTACCTTCTTTTACTGTATTCTTTTGAGGTGGTACGATGGAAGTAATATATCCCTTATCATCCTTTGTGAAAGCCTCATCTCTAAAACCTTTTGCTTCAAGTGCTAAAGCACCAAAGTTGGAGTTAGAGTTTGTAAGTGAGAAATCAGCACCAGATTCTGTTACGAAATGCTTTGCATATCCTATAGCGAATACAGATACAAGTTGTAAACCTGCTTTGTTAGATCCCTTGATATGGAAGTTTTCATAATCTGGTTTGAATCTTGCTAAACTATCTACATGTAGTGTAGTTGTAGATCCTAGTGTTGTTTGATCCTCATACACACCAGAAGTAGTATTATATTTTACAAATGCTTGATCATCTTTCTGTAGTCCAATACCAGTAAACTGTGCAGCAAGCATAGATTTGAATCCAGTTGCCTTATTACCATCAGCATGAAGTCCATTCATACCGAATACTGATCTGGTAGTACAGTTGAATATGTAAGGAGAAGCAGATGATACAGTATCACTCTCAGGTACAACAGTTGGGTTGATACCTGTTAGGTTTGGTAATGCAGTTGTTGCAGGTGTAACTGATAATGAATATGTAAATGTAGTGTCATTGATAACCTGTGCTACCACATGAGTTCCATCATACTCATCACCATTATTACCACTAGCATTTACATCACTAATAAGAACTGCAGTTCCTTTTGCTAAGTTATGATCTGTCTTGGTTATAACAGTAACAATCTTTGTAGCGTTTGTATCTGTAGAATTGGATCCTGAGAATATGTCTTCTATTTCAATAGCACCTATTTGTGATACAGGTCCTACAATCTTACTCTCTTCAGAAATTTTTTGGAAATCTTTTGTTGCTGGATATGGTGGTAAACTACGTCCTGAGTTAGTACCATAAGCACGGGTCAACTTAGCATAATACATGTCTAAGTCAGTATTACCTGATGCTCCCTGAAGGTTTACGCCATCAGCATACTCAAAACAAGTAAGTTTATGGTGTGAATAGTTTGGATTATATGTATTTTGTGTATAGTCTCTGAATACTCTGTCTGCTGGATCACCATCAAAGAATGTAAATCCAAAGAAGAAGCAACCACCAGTTACCCTAAAAATTGCACTGTTTGCAATAGCGTTATTATTAGGTTGTGGTATAAACTTAGGTCTTATCTTTGTTTTTCTTAGGTCAGCACCTATGATAGATGTACCTCTTGGTAATATAACTCCACCCTCTACAGAGTTGAATATGTGTAATACGTTTGATGGATCCTGAATATCAAAGTTTGTACCTATAGAAAACTCAGATATAGTCTTAGATGTACCATTAATATCTGTTATATTACCACTCGTATCAATTAGATATCCTGGTCTATTATCAATATAGTGTGTACCTGTAGATACATGTATTGTTGTTTTATCAAATCTATCGTTATCTTGACCTGGCTGATATGAAAATCTCGCTGACTCAATCAGTGCTCTCTGAATCGTCCTAAAAGGACGAGTTCTCGAATTACCCCTATTGCTAACGTCATCTGTCGCATCGAGTTCTTCTGGATTTACGTATAATACGTTACCCTGTACATTTTTTAAAAAATTCTCAAGTCTACTTAGAGGCATTACTATCCCTTGTTACACCGTTCCGTAAACTTATTTATACTACTCAGATTCGAGGTACTCTTTGTATCAATGGCACTATGTCAGATTCAACCTTTTCTACTATATTATCTATTATATTGATGTCTATATCCATAAACGGTGGTGTAATACCTAATAACCTAAGTAAACCATCTACAAATAACGCTAATGTTGTAAACCCTAATATCATACTAATAACAGTTGCATCACGATTATGTTTTGCCATAGATTCCTCATCTATCCGCCTTGCTTCATCAACAGCATCCTTTATCAGTTTGTCTACCTCTTTTTTAGTATAAAACTGACCAATAACAGGAATGCTGTGGAATCTCACATCAGAAAATGGGAATCTACCTTTAGACATATACAACTTTTATTTCACTATCTATCTCCTCCGCCATCTTAGAAACCTCTAATACTTTCATAAACTGATCACTTGTGTCACATAATAGTTCCTGTACGTGACCATCAGACCCAAATATCTTGAATAATCTTTTTGTCAAAGATATTTCTACTCTGTCAACGTACTCGTCTTGAAATTTAGGAAAGGATTCCATGTGAAAAAGGTAACTGCATCTATGATAGCACACCCTGCCACAAAGTCAAATATCAGTTGTGCGATAATGAGCATGATCATCATCCTCTAAGGAATTTGCATGAATGTGATAGTATGCATTTATAGGACCACCTGCACTATTTCTAATTACAACTTTTGCTCCATATGGTATTGATTCAACAAATAACTCTTGAGATACACCAATAGGAGTGAGTTGCACACAAATACTTTCGGGGTCAATCTTACCTACCATGTAATCTGGTAGTTCAATGATACCATCGATCTTCACTTTTCCACAAGTTTCCATGATTTTTTTCTTTTATTATAATACGGTTTTCGTATTTTGTCCAGTATCGTAGTTAGGATCCTTAATATTTCTATCTTTGTCAGATGGATCTAATCTGATGTTTGGATCAGGATAATCTTCCCATGTCTCACCTTCATACTCTACTATTAGTGGGTTTATATCATTTCTCTCACCATATACATGGTAGAAACAATCAATATCTGAATCAGATTCTAATATAATTTTCTCACTATTGAATGACTTGACATATATATCATCTTGTTTTCCAATAGGTGTAATCTGCACTGTAATACTATCTTCATACACCATATTCTTCCAGTAATCTGGTAATTCAATCGTATTAGAATCTTTCAATCTACCTCTATGATATATTGCTACCTCTGGACCTTCGATACATGCATATCTCAGTCTATATCCTTCTTTAGTAGGGTGTTTTATATCAAAAGACTTACCAAGTGCATCAGCAGTTCCAAATCTAGAAGCGAGTCTGCCTTTATTATCTCCATCTATCTTACCTGTAACAAATAAATCACCATCAATAACCAAAGCATTTTCTTTTTGAAAACCTCCACCATCACCTACTATACTTACATCACCTTCAATATCAAGTGCTCTACCTTTCATCTCAGGTTTGAAGTCACCCAATGCTGTGCCCATATTGACAACACCAAATGCTATTTCGCTATGTGCACCTAAAAATATAGGACCTGTGACAGCAAGAGTACCATCGAAAGGTTTGTCTCCATTCTTTGTCTCTACTGATTTGTCAAGTTTTTTTGGTTCTTCAGGTCCTATGTAAATTTTACCTGAGTCTAAGTCACGTAATCCAGCCATTAGTTCTTAAGAGTATCTGTAAGGGAATCGATGTGGGCACCAAAGGTAGGTGGTATGAGTTGTGATGTTGGTTCATGTATTCGCACGTATCTACCAACAAGATAGGACATGTCCTCTGAGAAAAGAATTAGTTTATTATGTGCATCTAATGTAACATCTTTACCCATCAGTATAACATAATTCTTAGCATCTAACCTAAAGTCATGCTTTGGATTTAACACTATATCACCTACATCAGCATCGGTTGTTTCCATAACAATATCCTTTGCTTTTAGATTAAAAGTACCATCCACATCAATATTGAGATCACCCTCTGATTTAATGTTGAGAGGTCCTGTTCCTTTTTGTATTATATTACTACCTTTACTATTAGTTTGAGACTTGAGTTCCCATCCACCATCTTTAAACAAACGCAAACTACATGCAGATCCAGATGCTAATTGCACCTGACTGTCTCTTTTTTGTGCTTCTTTTTCTTTACCAATACGAAGAAAACCATCTTCAGGATTAGTAAAAATAATTGGTGGGCAATCAGATGGTTTAGTCATTAGTAAGAGGAAACACAATCGATAACTTGAATTACCTTTGTAGTAGGTAATATTGGTTTTTCATAATCTTCAACCTTCATAATATTCAATATTGGTCTGACCATAGCACCAAAACCAGTATCACTGTTTATAGTAAGATCAGGAAGTTCAGTAACATCTCTCACATCAATAGGATTAGCACCAATAATACGTCCTCCTTGTATGATAGGTTCTAAAACTTGTCCATCAGAAGTAGTTATAGTATCACCTTCTTCGTATCCCACACCAGTTCCTATAACATCAATTCCATCAAGAACTGCAATGACTTGTTCTCCATCACTATCAGACATACCACCACCCAAGTAACCAGTTCCAGATTCTTGCATTACAACCTTGACTATCTTACCATCTTCAATTATTGCCTTACCTGAAGCACCTTGACCATTTTCACATTCATCAACAAAAGCTACATCTGGTGGAGATGTGAAATTGAATCCCATATCAATCATAGAGACACCAATAATCTCTCCTATTTCATTTATAACTGCTTTTCCAGCACCACCAATACCTTCTCCCCCGAAAAATACGACTTTAGGAGGTCCACATTTTTTAGCAAAAGGTCCGTCATCACCATCACATCCACCAACTTCATCAAGAAGTTCCATTGCTTCTGGGTTGGTTTCTTCAAGTTCTGCTAATCTCTTTTCAGCACGAGTACCAAATCCATCAATCGAAGAAGAAATACCTGCAAAAGGAGTCTTGACATTTTTAAGACCAGGAAATATAGATTCTCCTAGACCCTCTATTTTTGGTATCAAATTCATTCTATCTGCTATTTTACCAAGTCTACCTGTGTTAGGTTTTGCAAGACCATCAGGTCCTACATTAAGATCCCAATCAGTTGGATCTTCCTCACACTCCTGACCTTCACAAGAAAACAACTTGAGTCCTACTTGAGCAAAACCCATTGCTTTCTTCATCATTGAAGAAAAATCTGGTAAACTAGGCATGCCACCTAATAGAGCACCAAGTGGATTTGATAGTGTGTTCAACACACCAGTAATAGCATTGAGAGCAGGTCCGATTGCAGAGGATATTTTATCTGTTATATTAGATAATAGACCGCCCAATAAGTTTTCAGCAGCACAGAGTGGGAGACTTACTAATTTACCTAAAACATTTTTCAATAAACCTTTGATCATATTGCTAAGACCACCCAATATATTTTCAAATAAACATGATAATTCGTTTTTTGATTTATCTATCTTGAGTTTTTTCAACAAAAAATCAGGTTCAGTAAATTTCAACATGCCATCAACAGCATCGTCGATTTTTACCATCATCTCCGCTTTTGCCAATCTAAGATTGACTGACAAAGCACCACCTATTTTACTTGATACTTTTTCAAGGACTTTATCAAAATCCTCTGTTGGAATAGGAATATTGAATATTTTATCAATATAACCAAATGGAGTTGGTTCCAATCTTTCAACAAACTCCATTATCCCTTTCATTTCCTTAATAGCATCACTAAAAACCTGTGCAGGTTTAGTACACTTCTGTGCTTTCTTTACTACTATTTTTTCATTGTTTACTTTTTTAATATGAGTCTCTTGCCTTGAACCACTTTCATCAAAAATTTGATTATTTGCATTTAGGAAACCACCCAGGCTATGTGGTTTTCCATCACCTGTAAGTTTTATGTGAGCACCATACTCATATGCCTGTCTGAATGATATAGGTTGATACTTTGAGGATTCATTACTTGTTGCCAGTTCCCATTTTATTGGAGATGCAACAAAAGTACTCTGTGGCATTGAACCAAATATCACAGGTTGTTGCCCTTCATCACCATCCAAGAAGAAACCCATTACGGTCTCTCCTCCTTGCAAAGCAAAAGACTGTCCACCATAATTATTCCCAGACCCCCAGTTTGCAGGGGTTAGGAATTGTGCCCATGGCAAGTCTTTATCTTTCATTTCGGGAGGATGAACTCCTAAAATTCTTACCTTTGCCCTGTATCCATCGGTTTCATCAAATTTACGCCAAGCTTTATCCGTTGTTACCTGTGCGATGAACCAATTAAATCCATCCTTTCCAGCAAAATCAATTTTAGATAATTTTTGTTCAAGCATTAGTCGTCATAAATTAAACACTCAGGTTCGTCTGGATGCTGATCACACCATAATTCTATTGTATTAGGATCGTGATGATCTCCAGCTTCAATCTCGTCATGATGATGTTCTTCATAATCTATAAGATCATGGAGTTCATCTTCAATGTGATGACGTGTTGGTTCGGATATTGTAGGATCTTTTAGGATCTCCTTATCCTTTGCAATGTGATCTTCGATAGTTTTCATGATAGCTCCTGATAGGAATCTCTAACCAATTCTAGTCCAGTATAGTCTTTATCACCACCAAATTGATGGCATAATTTAGAAATCATATAAAGACCTGATTGAGGACCAGTTGTATACGTACTATTTATTTCGGGTAATTTGAGAAATATTATCATACCTGCTCTTAGATTCAAATTTGTGGGAACCACTACTTTTGTTATCTGTGAAAAAAGAGAAGCATATCTTGAAGTTGATTGTGCCTGTCTAAAGTAGGATTCTTCATTTTTTGTTTTTGAATCCCCTGAAGGTGCCATCGCACCATTATCAGTTATTTGTAATAAAAGTCTAGAATAATTATTATCAATACCATCTGGTATTATATTTTCATCAGCAGAACTTTTCATCTGACCCTGACTATCCCTGTAACTATATTCTACAAAAGTTGCTTTTCTTGTGATTATATTATAATGCCAATTAGCAGTTTTGAAATGACCCACTGATAATTGTTGTAATAGATTATGATTTACTGATAATGTGGGTTGAGCAGAGAGTGTATAGTAATTACTTACATCAAGAGTATTTTTACCAATTTGATATTCATAGTTTATTACATTATCTTTATCTGCTGCATCAAATGTTTTGTCAATGTCAAGTAAATTGAATCCATCTTGTGTTTGAAAAAATAAAAAACCCGCAGAACCCTTTGTTTCGCTCATATCTCCATTGATACATTTCTTTGCTAACCATGTGCATGCAAGCAAAGGTCTACGATACCCTCCACAAAATGCTAAAGTATTTGATGAAGAATCAGATACTATCATTTCTCCACCCATATCATTTACTATTGACACTATATTATCTGATATATTTCCAGTATATTTTTTAGTAATCCTAGTGGTATGATTATCAAAGGCAGATTGTGGTTCACATATAATGTTATACATCTCACGTTTTGCTGTTGCTACGTAAGCAGTGATATTACTTATTTTCATTTCCTGTTTTATAGTTTCCCCATTAGACTCTATTTCAATCACTACTTTATTACCACTTCTCACAGGCAATTTATTATATCTTCCAAAAACATCTATAATACCAACTTCCAAATGAACTGATGTATCTGTAACATCCTCGTAAAAATTAATACCATTAGTCTGTAATGAAAAATCTAACGGTGTTCCTTCTCCATCTGGGGGAAATATCTCAAAACCTAAAATTTTAGAACCAATTTGGAATTTACTCATACCGTCACCTTCGCAATTAGTTCACTGTATTTAGTGGCAACATCAAAAGGATTTGCTTCTACAATTATAGGTACCATCTGTGCTTTTGGTGTTTGTATGGATTGTTGTGGTTGAGTATTATTATTACTATCTTGGAATATGAATATGTTTTGCTTCATACCTTGTGATTGACCCCTTGACCTAGTGTAACGGTTCTCCTCTGGTATAATTCTTTCTCTACCATGCAATACAGCAAGATAACCTGTCTCAGGTCCTGACATTATACCACCTTTTTCATTAGATATGGTGGCACTTTGGTTTATGTTTGAGTATTTCTTCTTTATTACTCTGAATTGCTTCATTATACCACCTGTCATCACTTCTGAACCTTCAGCAGATGGTTTAATCTTATTGAGAACCTGATTTCCTTTCAATTCGTTGAATAATGCTCTTACCTCATCACCATATCTTGTGATTTCTAGAATTTTAGTTTCATATACTTTTCTCAATTTATCTACTTTCTCTAACATCCTTACCTCATCCAATCTAGTTGGATTTTTTATTTTATTATATGATTCCATTATATTATTATAATTACTTTTATAAACTTTATTGAGATCTATTCTTAGTTTGTCTGGGGAATGCAATTTTGATGACTTCAAGAAATCCATGAATTGAAATTCGGGATTTTTCTTGAACATTTTATCAAAATTTTTCTTGAATAAGGAATTTTGTCTTACTGTTATACCTTTTTTACTAATACCTGGTGCACCTTTTTGACCAGGTATTATGGTACCTCTTTTAGTCATGAAAGGACTGTTTGCCATTCTCTCAAGTAATGTCTGAGGTTTGATTTTAGATGCATCTTGACTGAATTTTAAAAATCCAGATGCTTTTCTAGATTTTTTACTTACTATAAGGTTTCTTGCAACTTGTTTCCAAGTAAGTTGTAGAGGTTTAGCTTGTGGAACTACAACAACCGCAGCATTGAATAATGTATCAATCAGTCTCATGAAAGCTGGAGTTTGAGTTGAAACTTTCTTTTTAGGAGATATACCAAAAAGCATAGCAGATATAGACCCAACGACCTCTTCAAAAGCTGGGTCAAATTTTGATTTGGTAGAAGTAGCTTCAAACTTATCTAATACAACGTCAAATTTGTCTAAATTTTCACCAAATAATGTTTTTCCTTGTCTTGTTCTTTCTAACTCTTGAATTCTTCTAAGATCAGCACCTGCTCCTAATGTATTTTGACCATATAATCTATCAAATATATTACCACCCATCAATCCACCTACTGCACCACCCAACAATCCACCTACAGCAGTTCCAGGACCAGGCATTATTGCTGTACCTAACATTGCACCAAGTTTTGCTCCACCTGCAAATCCACCAAGACCTGCAAGTGCACCACCACCTGCCTGTAGATTACTTTGACCTGATTGTTTCCTAGAAAAGAAATCTAAACCTGTTGATGCTAGTGCTAGAGGTCCAATCCTACCAAACTTTGATAGACTTTTTGCAAGAGGTCCTCTAGGTAGTTTAGGTGCACCACTTCCACCACGGAGTCCACCACCTCCACCACCAAATCTTCTTACTACTCTACCTGTTCCTCCTATTCCAAGTACACCCAATAATGTTGTAAGACCGCCTTTCTTTCCTTTCTCTCCTAATGTTTTAGAGAGAGCAGAAAATGTATCTTCTCTTAGTTTTTGTAGTTTTTCCTCTTCTTTATATAATTTGGTTCTTGATACTGTGTTTGTAAGAGTATTTCTCTTAAACATCATGGCAAGTCCACCAGATGATGTATCTGCTATCCTTGAAATCTTTACTAACTTTCTTACATTTATCATTATCTATTAATATTCAGAACTAATCTATTCATAAATTTATCAATACTACCTTTGAAATCCACCTCTACGAAAGGATCCCCTACACCTGCATCAGACTCTGCTATTTCACCCTGATCAACAAAGGATGGTATTTCACTATCACCTGATGGCATCGGAAAAAATATATCTCCTAAAGAATCAGTATCGAATTCAATTTTTGTTATAGGTTTATAATTTATTGACTTACTTCCGAAACTATTAGCAATAGATAATAATTTATCGTCATCTGACGATGGTACAAACTGTGTTTTTACAACTCCTAAAAAGTTAGTCATAATATCTTCCATTTCCTTTCCCTTTGTTGAACCTAAAATTGAAGAGAAATCAAAATCTCCTTCTTGACTTATCCTAAATGAATCAGATATATTCATTAAATTATTTCTAGATTTTATGAGATTTTCATTTGTTTCGTCATTATTACTAGGCAAAACACCACCATCCTTGAGAAATTCATCAAGTGTCCCCGCTTTTGCTTCTTGGGGTCTGAATAAGTTCATCACACCATCAAACATAGTACCAAATATAGCAAAAGTATCTTTAGAATCTTGCAAATTCTCTTCATCAGACTTAAAAGAACTAGACATTCCCTTGAATGGATCAAGCAATGATAAGAAATCTACAATTTGATTTCCTATATTCTTTTTACCATCTTTATCTCTTCCCTCTTCATCTCTATCATCATCTTCATTTTTATCATCAGTCATATCAAAGCCTAGCAATGATTTGTTTACATTTTCTGATGTTTTTCTAGTTCCTCCCATACCATCCAATATTTGTTCAAATCTATCAAGTTGTTTACCAAATCTCTCAGTATCACCAGAATTAATAATATTCTTTCTCGTTTTCCTTAATTCTTGTTCTCTTCTAAATTCAGAAGTGGGTGAATTACCTTGATTATTTCTACCTGCACCCATCAATAATGGTGCCAATGCTAGTAAAGGTAGTGCCATTAGACCTGCTTTACCTTTAGGAGCACTTGCTGCCAATCCCTTACCACCACCAATCAAACCCTTAGTAGCAAGACCACCTACTATAATATTTGATGTAATACCTATAATCTCAGGCAAAAATGATGCAATCGCCACACCTGTTTCCTGTAGTCCTTCACCAATATTTCCTTTCGAGAAACTTCTAAGTGCAGATGCACCAGAAATAGAACCTATAATTGTTCTTAGATTGAATGTTGCTGCTCTCAGACCTGTTAGTGATTCTTCTTCCTTCTTAAATAATTTTGCTCTCTTCTCTTCAAACTTTTGCTTATCTAACGTATCTGTTTTCAACTGTGTTCTAAGTTGAATCATATTTGTATTTACTTTCTCAAAATTTACTAACGCCCTATTACTACTCAACCTTGCAATAGGCGAGTCCACCATACTTGATTTAGATTGATAGTTAGAAGGAGTTTGCATTCTTTGCCTGTTGTGCCTCTAAATTTTTTTTCTCTATGTAATTAGAAAGAAGTGTTATGTAGATTTCACGTTCAAAAGGAATCATATCTTCTATATCACTTAAATTCCAGTCATGATGCTGCATCAAGGAGAAATTTGACTCATAATAAGAGTCAAGACTCGTATGATAAAGCATTATGCGAAAAAATTTGATAAACCCTCAACTAGAACTTCAGACTCTACATCTGTCTTTGGGTTTTTGACTGTAGATTTATACTGCAATCTAGGCATTGTGGTAAAAAAGTTTTCTATTTTACCAAACTGTTGAGAATTTAGTGACTCAATAAAAGCAACCAATTCTTTCTTAGTACAATCACTTGCTGACCATGCCTCTTCTTCGGTGAATACCTGATCAATACAACCTGCAACAGATTCAAATGCCTTATCAATTCTGTCTTGATTTGTCTCGTCTGGAGGAGAAATGAAGTTATTCTCTAGAAATTGCTGCATTGATGGATATTTCATCTTTATTGAAATACCACCTCCAATGTCTACGGTATCACTATGTCCATCAGGTATGTGTAACTTGATGTCAGATAAACCTATGGTAAGTGGTACCGTTGTTTCTCCGTCATCTTGACATGTTACTATGAGGTCAACAGTCTCTCCAACTGATTTACCTCTCACATTTAGAAAAAGATATTCAAGATCGAATGAAGGTAGATCATC